TGGGCAGCTTCTCCGAACTGCCACTCGGCAAACGGAAACGCGGTTCCGCTGCCTCTTCCAGCCTCAGCAGTGAACCAAGTGTTTTCCCCAGCCAATGTATACGCCGGCTGATAGTTGAGCCCCGGTCCCTCGCCCTGCTGTTGACCACCTGGGTTCTGACGCATAGTTACGGTTGCGCGACCGTTCCAGAACTGCGTGTTCGTCAGCAGGTTGTTGCTGGAAACTAGGGTGGACCTAACGCTCGTCAGCGCCGATGCGGTTGCATCGATCTGTTCCCCCTGCTGCTGTACCGTCGACTGCAGAGCGGTTACCGATCCCGCGCTTGCCTTACCAGCGATTGCCGCATTCGCAGCTTGAATGGCCTCGGTGTTCGCTTCCAGACCGCTTTCGGTCTCCTCTACCCGGCCTGACAAAGCGCTCAGCGCGGAGGCTTCGGCCTTACCATCAAGGACGACTACAACGCCGTCAACTCGCTCGGACACGATGGCCAGGCTGTCTTCGGCCTGTTCGATTCTGGTCTCCTGAGCTTCGATCTGAAGAGCTTGGCCGCCGACCGCCTCCGCCAAGGAGCTGTAGTCGCCGATCTTGTGCCAGAACTGCGTGTCCGATGGATCGTTGCCGAGTGTTTCCACCAATGCCACATATAACCCGCCCTGCCACTTGACCACCGCGCCAGGATCGTAAGCGGTCTCTGGATCATATTCAGTAGCTGCCAGAGCCCCCTCCAAGTCTGCAATCTGGGCCGCTTGGTTGGCGAATCCCTCCGCCATCTCCTGACTGAGCCGGTTCTGTTCCTCGATTGCGTCGATCACCTGCTGAGAGGTCGGCGGCGGGACCACCGGCACGATCGCGCCCTCCCCCGGCCGACCGCGCACGCTGGCAGTGATCTTGAACCACCATTCGTGTCCGCTGCCATCGCTGTAGAGGTAGCGCGTTTCGACGACCCGTGCGATCTCCGTCCACGGGCCATCCTGCGTCGGCCCGCGCTCGATGATGTAGATCACCCCCTCCTGATCGACGGCGTCCCATTCGATCAGGACGCCATCGGCCACAGGGTTGGGAACCACGCCCTCCACCGGCGGCGTGTCCGGCGACACGTAGACGATGGGGAACCAAGACGACCGCCGCGCCGGCGGCGGAGTGATCACAGGCAATGCGCCCGCCCCGATCTCGATCAGGGTAATTTTCCTTGCCTGCATGGGTCCTACCTTTCGTTGAGCGCTGCGCGCATCGCGGTGCTGGAGCTGGTCCGGACGCCCTGCGTGGTGATCTGCAGCAGGCTCCGGAGCACCTGGTTCTGTTCGGTGAGCAATGCGTTGCTCTGCTGTACCGCAGCGGTTGTCTCGGACTGGGCCTTGTTGTCCACCACCAGATCGAACACAGCCCGGCTGAAGTTGTCGGGCAGCGCCTCGATTGTGTCCGCCAGCTGGCCCATGCTGGTGCCATCTTCCAGATCCAGGTTACCCACCTTCATCCCGTCGATCAGGCCGGTGACTTGGCCGTACAGGGCGTTGTAGTCCTTGCCGCTTGAGTAGAGGTTCCGACCGAAGCCCAAGGCCGCCTGCGCGGCCGCCTGTGCCGCGCTTGAGTCGCCGCCGGACACGGCGCGCTCAAGTTCGCGCATCGTCTCCTGCAGCTTCTCCTGATCCGTCAGAGGCGACAGGTCGCTCACCGACAGGCCGTAGGTCATCGCCTTCTTCTCGGCGTCGATCTGGGCCTGCAACTTGCCCATGTTGGTAGCGCGCAGAGCCTCGATCTTGGCTAGGTCTTCAGCGCGCGCCCCAGACAGGCCCAGCGCCTTGGCGTAGTCGTTGGCCGCCTTCACCTGCTGCCGGTAGGTCCGCTCGATGTTCAGGGCCTGCGACTGGTAGCCCGTCAGGTCGCTGGTCAGCAGCTGCGTGGAGACGTCCGCCATCAGCGTGGCGTAGTTCCCCAGGAGCCCGGTCACCTTCTCGATCTGGGTGGCCAGGTCCGTGCCGGCAACGCTGGCCAGGTCCTGGAAGTAGTCCACCGCCTTGTTGACCTTGTCGATCTCCATACCGTTCAACGCGCGCCCCAGCTCGTCGGCATTGCCCACCGCCAGCGCGATCGACGCGCTCAGGGCGCCGAACACATCCGAGGCCTCGAAGTACTCATCGAGCTGGCCGCCGAAGCCCGCCGCCTTTACCGCCTCGGTGAACAGGCGGTCGGTCATATCGGCCAGATAGGCCGCCAGCTGCTCCTTGGCTTCCGCCGAGTCCGCCGACAGCGTGAGCTTGCCCAGGGTGACTTTGACCCCGGCCAGCTGCTGCGACAGATCCACGCCCAGCTGCTTGGCTAAGTCAGTGCTGGCACCGCGCACCTGGCGCGCCGCCATATCGAAGGTGCGGTCGATGTTCGGATCCAGCCCGGTGTACTGGGTCCACTTCTTGTCGCTGCGGAACATGCCGCCCTTGGCCTTGATGTCCGCGTAGCTCTCGCCCTCGAAGCCGCCGAAGCCGTAGCTACCGGTGATGCCCTGGCCAGTGATCTGTGGGGCCTTGCGACCGAAAAGCTTGGCGTGGATGCTCGACCCCGAGAGGATCGACGAGGTCTTGTCGTTGAAGCCCAAGCCACGGAAGCTCTTATCTGCCAGGCCGACCGCGCCGGCGGTCGCGATCTTGCCTGCCCAGCTCTCACCGTTGGCGATGTTCCAGCCCTCGTCGAACAGCTCGGCGTTCTTCATCATGCCGGCGATGATCCAGCCGATGATCGGCACCGCGGCGGCCGCAGACGAGCCCGCCGCACCCGCGCCGGCGGCGGCAGACGAGCCACCGGCCGCTGCTGCACCGCCGCCAGTCAGGGCGGCGACGTTGTTCCCGAAGCCCATCAGCGTGCCGGCGCTCGCGCCGCTGCTGGCGGCGCCGGCGCCTGCGCTAAACAGCCCCTGCCCCTTGGAGAGCAGACCCGCGATGTTCCCAAGGTTCTGGCCACCGCCGGCGGTGCCATTTCCGCCGAACAGGCCCATCAGACTGTCCATGCTGAAGCCGCCGCCCTGGCTGCCCCAGTTGCTGATCCCCTCCATGACCTTCGTCTGGATCGGAATCACCAGCTTTTGCTGCAGTAGCTCACGGGCGAGATCCCGGAGGCCCTGCTTGGCCGTATCGGCGAGGCCATCCCATAGGCTGTCGAAGTCGCGAAGACCGCTCGCAGCGAAGTCGGCGAAGGCGTCTGCGGCTCCATCGACGCCCTGCATAACGACACCGGCCCATGCCTCCATGTTCGCTGCCGCCTCTTCGACCTGCAATGACAGCTCGGCCGAGACGTCGGCGGCCGACAGCATGGCCCTCTCGTATGCCTCATAGCTGGTCGCGCCCTTGGCCAAGGCCAGCGCCTCCTTGCTGCCAGCCGCCTCCACGGCCTTCTGCAGCTCCTGGCGCATGTCACGCTCGTTCATGAGCTGCCGGCGGTAGAGCTCTCGGGCGCGACCGATCTTGCCGAGCATCGCCAACTCGCCGTCCATCGTGGCTATCAACGCCTCGGGGCCACCCATGGCTGCCTCCACCTCCGCCGCGACCTTGGCGTACTCCGCCGCGCTCTGGCCCATGAGTACGTTGGCGTCCGCCTGAGCGATGTTGCCCTGCGCCAGCAACACGTTGTAGTCGGCCATGTTGCCGAGGTGCTTGGCCATGGCCTCTGCAAGTGGTCCATTCATCGCCCCAGCCGCTTCCTGGGCCTGCTGGTGGTATCGCGCAATCGATTCCGCTTGGCGCTTCTGTTCTTCAGCGAGACGCTTCGAATCGGCGGCCGCCTTGTCCCTTTCAGCCTTCCCGATATTGCCAGTTGGCTGGTAAGGCAACTTCCCGGTCTTCAACGCGGAATCGGGTAGATCCTGGCCCGCGTCGATCAGCACGGCCTTCGGTTTGTAACGCTGGGTTAGCTCTCGCTGGATCCGGATGCGCTCGTCCTGAAGGCGCTTCGCCTCTTGGTCCCTCTCCGCCGAAGGTGCCTCGACTTGGAGAAGCAACTTGCGCCGCGAATTCAGTTCGCCCAGCTGCTCATTCAACGCATCCTCCGACGCGGCGCCGAGCGCACCCGCTGCGGCACCCTCGAGTTTCTGCAGCTCTGCAAACCTGCTGATCAGGTTGATGATTTGCACAGCGCCGTTGGCCATTTCGCTGGTCAGCTCGGCAGTCCACTTGGTAACGCTGGAAAAGGCGTTCCGGGTCTGCTCGGAGGCCATAAGCTCCGTCAGACCCTGCAGCTCTGGCAGCAGCTCCTCGGCAACGCTGTTCTTCAGGCCCTGCATCGCCAAGTCGGCCTCGACCGACACCTCCCGAAGACGCTGCGTCGCCTTGGTGGTTTTCCCATTGATGATGGCGCCAGCGGCGTCAGCCGCTTCGCCCCACTGCTTGAAGCCCGCGCTGTTATTGCGTAGCAGCGGGATCAGGGAAGACGCATCGCTGGCGATGGCCTCCATGTAGAAGGTCATCTCAGACTGGGATAGGTTGGCCTTCTCCAGACTGCTGAAGTAAAGCCCGAGAGCGTCCGGACCAGAAAGCTTGCGCATCTGCTCCGCGGTGACGCCGGTCCGCTTGGCAATGTTTTCGAAGAAGTCGGCCATGGCGCCACCACCCGTCTGGATGTAGTCGCCAACCTTGTCCTGAACGTCCTTGAAGATATCCGCCAGCTTCTCGTAGCCAACGCCGACGACCTGCGCACCAGCCGCCATCCGCTGGAACTGCTGCGAGCTGGTGCCCGATAGGGATCCAAGCCGCTCGTATTGGACGCTCAGCTCTCCAACCTGGCGACTCCACTGGACCACCGCCGCGCCGCCAGCTGCAAGCCCGGCGGAAATGGCCACACCGATAGCAGTACCAGCCTTCTTCGCCGTCGCTTGCATTCGATCCATGGACTGATCGAACTGCCGTGCCGCCTTCCCAGCATCCTTAACGAAGGAGCCCGTCTTCATCAGCAGGTCGACGGTGAGGGTATACAGGGACATACGGTCTCCAGAAACAAAAAAGCCCCGCACGTGGCGGGGCTTGTGAGTGAACAGCGGGCGGGCTATTCCCGCGTGCCGAGCAGCTGAGCGTGGTGCCTTTCGGCCTGGACAACGCGCGCCAGCGCGATGAGGAAGATGGCGAATGCAATCACACCCACGCCCATCGTGGCCTGCGTCAGCATCAGTCCTCCGGCGATGACAACCAAAATTGCGAGCACTACCAATACGATATACATGTGTTCCCCGGCGGTGATGGTTCACCCATCATGCCACCGTCGCCGGCCTCGGTCAGGACGGGATCTCCTCGAACTCCATGTAGCCCGCGAAGTACTGCCGGCTGACGTTCTCCGCCGAAGGCAGCTGGGTGGCGTACCCGTACATCGCTGCGCGCGCCGCCAGCGCAGGGTCGAAGTCCTTACTGACCATGTCGCGATACTGCGGCACCACACAAGCACGCTGGCGGCCCGCCATGGCCTGGGCGACCGTCTCCCAGTCCGTGCCGGCCAATCCGCCCTTGCGCACCACCTCGGTAGCCCGGGCGCTCAGGGTGGCCGTGAGGCGCCTGTAGGTGGCGCCTGAAACGGTGTTCACCTGCCCGCCTTTGGTTCGGGTGTGCGAGCTGGTGTCGACGGGAGCCACAGCCCACCCGTCGCTGATCCCCACGTCGACCGCGCGGAAGATGGCCACCTCCCCCACCTCGACATTGGCCACCACTGTGTCGATCTGGATCGCGATGCTCGACACCTGGTTTCCGGGGGCCGGAAACAGCCATGCGCACACCGAGCCGTCCGGCAGCCGGATCGTGGTCGCGGCGGCGCCGGCGGCGCTGACCTGGACGCCTGGTGGCACGTTCAGCCCGAGCACGCCCACGATGCCAGGCACGATGGCGTCAGCCAGGGTGACGTTGATGGACAGTGCACCCGTGCGATTGATTCGGCTTCGCCGGCCCGGCTTTCCGTCAAACAGCGCTGCCCCGGCGTCGTCTGTGAGCCACGTTCCGCCCACCAACGCCACCGACTGTACCGCCGGCATCCCGTATCCGATCAGCACTACATCACCCCCACACCATCAGCACCACATCCCCTGTGGCAGGGTTACGCTCTGCGCGCCGGACCAGCACCAGCTTCCCCGCCTCCAGCCCGTACCGGCCATAGGTGATGCGGCCAATCTGGCCAGGCTGTGGCGCAAGCTCCTGGTCGCCGCGCACGCTGACCCGGTAGAAGAACCGCTGCTCGCGGTAGATGGCCACCACCCGGTCGATCTCCGTCTGTGCATCCGCCGCTCGCCAGAAGAGGGACACCACCGGGTCGGCAGCGTCTGCTCGCCGGTAGTGCGGGTGCAACGCGCCCGCGCTGTACACCTGTGCCCGAAACAGCCCCGTCAGCTCGTCGCGGCGCCACTGGGGCACATCAACAACATCGGTCACCAGGTCGGAGGTGGCCAGTGCCTGCGCGTTTGGCCGGTAAGCCATGCGCCGTGTGAGGTTCGGGGCATCGTCTGGCACGCAGAGCAGGTCCTCGGCCAGGTCAGATTCGCCGAGGTCGAATGCCGGTGCGCCGCCGAAGGTCTCCGGTGCTACGACGCGCGTGAATCTCAGGGTGCCGTTGGGATCCTGGTAGCAGGCTGCGCTATAGCTGGGCAGGATCGCGTTCATCGCATCCCGGCCGGTGATTGCATTGCCGGCGTAGTACCCGATTCCGGCGTACCCGCTGGCGGCGTCAATGGCTGCGCAGTCGGCCGCCATCCACGCGGATTTGCCCAGCCGCCCCATGATGTCCGCCATCGCCTGCTGCAGTGTTGCCGGCTGCTGGTCCGGGCCAGCACTGGATAGGTCGGCCACCACTGGTGTCACCGGCGGCGACTTCATGATCAGCTGCTGGCCATCAGGCGACACGCTGAAGGTGCCCGGCTCCATGAGGTCGCCCCGATCCATGACCGCTGCGGCGTAGACCAGACCGTCCGCCACGAACATGGCCGTGGCATCCGAATTTGCCCCCATCGCCGGCACGCTGGCCACCGCGCCGATCACCACCGGCTGCGGCTTCCACGCCAGAGCAGGGATATTGGGGAGGAACACCCCGCGGTTGATTGTGCCATCAAGGTCGTCATGTGCGTCCTTAAAGTGCAGCGTCTTGCTGCCGTCGTCGTTGATCTCGACACGATCAACGGAGAAGCGGAAGATCGGCACGGTGTCATTAAGCATGCCGGCCTCAGCGCCCATGCGGATTTGCACAGGCAGGCCGGACACGCCGCGCCGGGCAAAATCATCCAGCAACCCATCCGCGTCCAGCACCATGCATTCTGCGGCACTGGTCTGGCTCACCGGGTCGCCGCCCCAGGGCCAGAAGTTGATCTCGCTGACCAGATTGACCCCTTCCGCGAGCAGTCCTTCGAAGCGGGCGTTGCTTGGGGTGTCCCCCGGTGCAGTAAGCCAGTCCACGTCGGAGAGACGGACGACCTGCGCCGTCGGCTCCGCAACGCTCCAGCCTGCGGCAGCTGCCGGGCTACGTGCGCCCCACTGGCCAGCGTTGACAGCCATGTTGAGCCCTCCCGCCTCAGATGCGGCAATCGCTGCGGCAAAATGAAACGGCCCGCCCATGACGAAGTCGCGTTCGTGGACCAGTTCGCCGTTGTGGTAGAGCTTCAGGCGGTTCGGGTTGCCGATCTCCACCAACAGCCCGGCCGTGTCGCCTCGGCCAACGAATGGGAGGCCTACCACCGCAGCGCTACCGCTGATGATCAGCCTACCGCCGGCGAGGTTCCAGCCCAGACCACCCGCAGTGGCCCCGGGGTAGGCATCCAGCGGCGCAGCGCCGTCCACGATGCCGACCACTGCGGCCATCTCATCCTCACCCCACACCGCGAACTCGACCCCCACAGTGCCCTCCGCCTGTGCGATGTCCGATCGCGCCATGCGATTGAGGTCTGCTGCGGCCGTGGTGGCCAAGGTGAGCCCGCCATCGCGAGCTGCCAGCAATGGGCCAATGGGAAGCGCTGCGAAGCGCCCGAAGGTGTCAGCCATGGGTCATCCGAGAGAGTCGAACCAGTCCTGCGCCTCGTCCTCGTCGGACCTTGGCACAAGGGCGTCCAGGTAGTGCTGCATGCCGCGCTTGGAGCCTCCCTGGCTGTGCGCAGCGGTGATGTACGCAATGAACGCGGCAGGCTTCTGGTGCAGGCTTACGGGATCGATCGGGTTCCGCTTATGGAACTCCCACCAGCGGAGAAACTCCCTGCGCGACATCGTGGAGCGCAGCTCTGAAACCGTGCGTTGCAGATGGCCGGCGAGGACATGCCAAAACCAGTCCTCGCCGTGCTGCCTTAGTCGTTTCCCGCTTCTTCCTGTTCGGCTTCGGCGTCGCTACCGAAGCCGGCATGTTTGAGCACAACCTCTTCGAGGCTTGCTGCAACCTTCGGCTTCAGTTCTCCTGCCTGCTTTGGCGACAGCACAGGCTTGCCATCCTCATCGCAGATTGTTGCCGCGATCAGCTTGGCACGGTCTTTGCTCGTCCACAGCGAGCGGAACGCGGTGTCCGACAGCGCGCGGACGTAGAACTGGGCCTTGCTTCCGTCCGGAAGCTCGATGGTGTCGGGCTGCACATCCTTAGGGGCGAACATGCCTGCATTGGTGAACGCCTGAAGGATGGTTACTGCCTTCTGGACAGTGTCGGGGGATTCGTTGGTCTTGCTCATTGGCCGTTTCCTTGAATGGCGGCAAGGCGCGCGGGCCGCGCACGGCTAACACACGGCGAATCCGCGCGCCTTGCCAAAGAGAGGGCCCGCCGAAGCGGGCCGGAATTGCGCCGTTGCGCCGATCAGGGCGCCGGGCGGTGAGTGGTGACCGCGCCGGAGCCGCGAATGGTCAGCGTTGCCTTCCATACGTCGTTGTCGGCGACCTGGACGGCGAAGTTCTGCACAAAGCCATTGAACTGCTTGCACAGCACGGTCGCCGGAGGCGTAATCACGCCACCCACAGCCACAGGCTTGGCAACGCCGGCCGTTTCGGATGCCGGTGCGGTAACCAGGAAGTTCACCACCTCGCCGGTTTCATGCAGACGCTCCAGAGCTTCAGCATCTTCGGAGTCGTAGATCACCTCGATGGTGGTGCTGCCGGTCGCCTTGCGGCCGGCAACGAACTGATCCCAGTCGTCGTCAAAGTCGGAGATGTCGATCTCCGACGCCTGGCCGTCGGGGAAGCCGACGGAGCGGACGCGGGTCACCTTGATGACCTCGGCTGCGCCGATGGCGATGAAAAGCTGCGTGTGCTTCGACTTGATTACATTTCCCATAAAGATTTCCTCAACTTGGTCGATAGGCCCAATATCAGGCGCATCCGGCGCCACATACAGGGAAGTAAAAATGGACGACCCAGCAGCACTGCCTCCCAGCAAGAAAAAATCCCTCGACGCTTCGATTCTTGATGTCCTAAATCCCCCTCAGACAAACAAGATCGTCAAGAACCTTGGAGCGGCGGGATTCGTGCTACTGGCCGTGTCTACGGTCTATGGGCTCTATGCAGCATTCAGTAAACCGGGCGGCATTTTGGTTGACCTCGCGGCTGGATACTTGCTCGGCTTTCTCTTCGCCGCCTTAGTGCATGACTTGGCCTGCGCCCTCAAGTCGGAAGGTTCCGAGCTTCAGAGATACGTGAATCTTGCAAAGGGAACCAAGCTGGCATGGCTCGCGTGGACGCTTGTGATCGCGGCCGCGGCGTCTGTGATTGTGCTGATCTATCTTCAGCTAACAGTTGAGGTCACCAGAACAACCCTGATGACTGCCATCATTTCCTCTGTGCTCGCGAGCGAGTTCACCATGATGTATGTCAATAAGATTCAGGACTTTCGACAGTCTCTGTTACGACCTGATGCTGATCAACCGTAGGTCGAAACAGATACCGAAGGCGCCCGTGCCGTCGTCATCGGGCGTGGGGTTGTAGGACTCAATGCTGCCGCGCAGCTCGATCTCATCCCGAATGGCCACGGCGGCGTCGTTGGCCTGACTCAGGCTCTGGCCCCAGACCGTGATCCGGATCCGCCAGCCATCGGCTGGCGGCCGGTCGCTCAACTGCTCCAACGGCGAGCCGCCGACGATGTCCCACACCCCGTACGGCAGAGCCGTGTTCAGAGGGGCTGTGCCGTAGAAGAATCGAACGGGACTTCCGAGCTGCGCGCGAACTTGCTGGCTGGCCTGCATCACGCTCTGTATCAGCGGCACCATCATTTCCAGCCCCTCGCCTTCATGATCTTGTCGATCGCATTACGGGTCTCGTCGATCATCAACTGTGCCGCTTGCGGGCCACGTGCCTCGGCCGCCGGCGTGAGGAAGGGCCGCGCGCGCATTTTCTTGGTGCCGAACTCGAGGAAGCGCCAGTAGTACGCCCACCCACTCTGTTCGTAGAGTTTTCCCGCCCTGCCCTGACGGCGGTTCCGCTTCGTGTTGGCGTACTTGACCTTCTTGCCGGTGCGCACGCCTACGGTGAAGTACTCACCGCCGCTGCCGACACTGGCCTTGCGCCGGTCCTTTGCCCCGGCCCGGCGCGTGACGATCTGCTTTGCCAAGAACCCGCTGGCACGCGGTGCGCGCCGCCGGGCTTCATCCCTGATCAAGTTGCCACCCTTCCGCATGCCGGCCTGGAGCGGTCTGCCTTGAAGCTCCTTGGGTAGCTGCCGAAGGGACTGCAGCAGCCCGTCCAGCCCGTCGATGCGGGTCTGGTCAGCCACGCTCCCTCCCATGCACACACCGCAAGCGGATCTCCCCCATGCCGGTGGCGTCCAGCTCCATTGTCTGGATCGAGAACTCAGGCCGCTGGCCGTTCGGCTCGCTCTCCCAGATCACCCGCATCTGAGTGTCGATGCCCGGCAACCAGCGGAGGTTGATGCGCGCGTCCGTCTCCGCGCGCTCCGCGCCGGCGGCGATCCCCTCCCGACCCGGTCCGGTCAGGACCTCGGCCGGAACATCCACATAGACGCTGGCCCACTGTTTGGTCGGTTGGCCACTCAGCGGATCCGGCTCGCCCTCGACGAAGCCTTGGATCTTGACCAGGTGCCGGTACTTGCCGGCGTCCGTACCCACGTCAAACCCCCAACCCGCAGCGATGCGGCCACAACAGGGAATGAGCGCCGGACGGCAGCTGATGGGCGGCGTCGCCGGCCACGTCCTCGCGGTTGCGGAACAGATGACCCGTGATGAGCAGCACTGCGGCACGGATGGCGTCATTCACCACGATAGGATTCTCGCCGGCACTGCCGTCCAACACCGCGGAAGCCATATCCACTGCAGTGGCGTATACGTTCCGGTTGAGGAAGTCCTCCGCCGCTTGCTCCGCCGCACCAACGTACAACTCAAGCTGCGAGTCGTGGTGCGGCATCGCAGCGACCTGGGCACGGGCCTGCTCAATCGTGACCAAGCGCATGTCAGTCGGCCTTCAGCGCGGCTTCCAGCGCTTCGACGACGGTTTTGCGATCCTTGCCGGCCTTCTCTGCGTCGAGCGCGGATTGGAGTACAGACTTGTCCTGCAGCTCGACCAACGCCGCGATGACGTCCGAAGCGTTGCCGTCGACCAGCTGCTCGCCAGGCGTCGGCGAGGTCAACTTGCCGCCGGTGGTGGTCTGGTTGCCGGCGTTGACGTCCGTGGCTGCGGGATGGGTGCCAGTGGCGGCACCGCCAGCGCCCGTGGCCGCGGCCTCACTGTTGGTTTCCGCGTGGACCGCACCGCCGAGCACCTCAACGAGGCCCTTCTTCTCCAGCTCTTCTACCTGCCGTTGGTTTCCCACCGTGAACCGGTCGCCCGCCTTGCGGGAGCCGTGGTGGTCAAAGCTGGCAATTGCTCGTACTTCGTACATGTTCTGACTCCAGATAAAGAAAAGGGCGGCCAGGCCGCCCTCTCGATGGACCGTGACGCCGCCTTACGGCGTGTCGAGGTCGGTCATGGTGCCCTTCCGGAATGCCTCGGGGCGGTACAGGGTCAGGGCGACACGCTCCTCCATGAGGATCTTCACCATGTTCTTCACGAAGTCGCGGTCATCCTGGGTGGCAACCATGACGTTCACGTCCTCACGGTCGTGGATCTCGACGGCGATGCCGCCGCCGAAGGCGCCCACCAGGAACTCGCCAGCACCCATTGCCTGCGTCGGCACAACGTTCCGGCCCCACAGTGCCGGGGTGGTGATGCCGCGCGGGTTGGCGAACAGGTAGGCATTGTCGTCGGTCTTCTGCAGCTCGATCGCCGCCCAGTCCAGGGGGCTGATGACGATGCCGTCGGCCCAGGCTTCGGCCAGCTCGACCTGCAGGAGCGCCAGGCGCAAACGGTCGATGCGGGTCTCGTTCTGGACAGTCACGCCAGGGTTGGCGTACGCGAGGGCCTGCGTGTAGATGCCGTCGATGTTCAGGCCGACACCCGAACCCTTCAGGAGCTGTGCTTCTTCCTTGATCTTCAGACCGTGGCGCAGGCGGCCGTCAATGTAGCCGCGAAGCATCGGGATGTCAGACAGGACCTGACGCGACGCGTGGATCCAGTGGGCGATGGTCGCCACCGGCGCAGAGTCGGCTTCAAACGTCAGGTCCGACTCCGGTTTCAGGCCGGTCGGATTTTCCGCCACCACGTCCGCGTTGTTGGTGAAGCCCGTCTCGCGAACGAACTCGATGGAATTCGACGAGGTGCGCACGACGTTGATCAGGTCGCGGATGGTCAGACGACGCAGGCCAGGGGCGATGATGCCGTCACGACGCTGCGGCACGATGAGATCGCCGGCCGACGCGCCGTCGCTGGTCACGACAGCCTTCACGTCCATGTGGAACTTACTGCCGCCGCCACCGGAGGCGCGCGCCGCCCACGCTTGGAAGTCCTGATTAGCGACGACCTGGTCGCCCATCGACTGCGGGCCAGCGAACTCTCCGCCGCCCTGCTCCAACTTTGCCACCAGCTGCTCGGCAGACTGCAGGCGAGCTTGCAGCGCGCCCTGCTCGGTCAGCAGCTTGTCGACGCTGGCGCGGGTCTCTTCGGAGAGCTTGGCGTGAGCCTTGATCTCCTTCTCGGCCTTCTCGGCCTGTGCCTTTACCTGGTCGTTGATCTTGTCCAGGGTGGCCTGGATCTGTTCGGGAGTCGCCATGCGGATGTTCCTCAGTTTACGGAAAGGGGGTGCCGCAGAAGCGCGGCGTAGCACTGCTCGGTTGCCGGGTCGTCCCGGCGCTCGGTGGGATCTCCCTCACCGCTGCCAGCCGGATCACCCGTGCTGGACTTCAGTTCGCTGATCAGCCGCACGGCTTCGGACTTCGGCATGCCAGACCCGCGCAGTGCCGATTCGATCCGGCGGACGGCCGAGGCGCTGGTCTTGCCCGCACCGCGCTCGACCTGGTCGGTAGGCAGCAGCTCGTCGGCGAAACCACCTTCGATCGCGGCGCTGCCTGCGATCCAAGTCTCGGCGTCCATAAGCTTCGCCATGGCCTTCTGATCCTGGCCGGTGCGCGCCGCGTAGATATCGGCCATCGCCCGGTCGAACGGCTCCAGCGTTTCGGCATACTCGCGCAGGTCGTTGCGGTTTCCGGCGGCCACCACCCATGCGTTGTGGATCATCAGGAAGCCGGCGCGTGCGATCTGCACGGTGTCGCCAGCCATGGCGATGACGGAAGCCGCCGACGCGGCAAGGCCCAACACCTTCACGGTGACCTCGCCGTCGTGCTCCCGCAGCAGGTTGTAGATGGCCAAACCCTCGAACATGTCGCCGCCTGGACTGTTGATGTTCACGATGACCGGGCCCTTGCCGAGGCTGCGCAGCGCGCCGGCGATCCGCTTGGCGGTAACGCCCTCCCCGGTCCAGTAGTCCTGGCCGATCACGTCGTAAACGCTGATCGAGCGATCAGCGTCGTCATTTGCGGCGGCACGCACGCCCGGGTTCCAGCGGTCTAGCGCACGGGGCTGGATCTGGCTGCTGACACCTGCGCACACCCTGCCCTCCGGTGCACCCGGCAGCTTCTTGATCGTCATGCGGTCAGTCCTTCTGTGGCTCGTCTTGGAATCCCAGGAACGCGCGAATCGCGGCCCGGGCTTGGTTGGCGTCGGAGGTCTGCCCGATGCCGTCCAGCGTGGTCATGGCGCTCTGCACCGTCAGAACCGCAGCATTGCCGCCCATCGGCTCCCGGTCCTCGAGCTCGCGCACCTCATCGCGGGTCAGGACTCCGTTGTTGACCATGGCGGTGTAGAAGGCTGCGCGACCCGCACTATCGGCCCGCAACAGCCCCTCAACCGAGAACTTCGGGTAGAAGCGCGCGCGATCAGCCGGCGTCATGAGATCCTTCGCAATGGCCTGCTCGATACGTTTCAGCCACGGCGCCAACGTGAACGTCAGGAACCCGATCATTTGCTGCTCGATACCGGTGCCCCAGCTGGTCGACTTCTCGGTGTGCCCAACCATCCACGGCGGAACCCGGAACCAGCGGCATACCTCCTCAACGCTGAAGCCGCGCGATTCCAGCAGCTGCGAGTCGGCCGGATTGATCCCGATGGTCCCCACGTCCGTGCCTCCCTCCAGCAGCGGCGTTTCGCCGCGCTCGACAGACCCGAGGACGTTCTGACGGAACTCATCGCGCTGATTGGGCTTCAGGAAGGCCGCGATCTTGTAGTAGACGGTCTGCAGCATTCCGTTACTGAAGGTCCGGGCAGCGGCACGGTCGGCAGCGATGGCGCCTCCAAACACGTGCGCGCCATAGGCGATCACTGAAACGCCGTTCTTTCCGTCCAGGGTGAAGCCCGGGATCTCCCAGATCCGTTCCCGCGGAATCACCCGCTGCCGACCGTCTTCTCCCGTGTAGCTCCATTCCTTCTTGCCGTCCGAGCCGCGTGACACGGCCAGGCGATCCGGGTTGAGGAACTGCAGACCAACGACCCTGCCGCCGATCATTAGCTTTTCTGCACGCCCGGCGCCACGCAGCAGCATCGCGGCTACCGTCGCCTCCCAGAAGACCGAAGCGCAGGAGTCCGCATTCGGCTGATCTCGGATCAAGAAGTGCAGCGGATGCTGCGGAGCCGGGCGTTTCCCGGTCGCCGACCTTTCGTACATGCCCAAGGGCAAGGTAGCGATCGTCTCGCAGATCAGGCGCACGCATGCCCAAACCGCGGAGACCTGCATCGCGGTTGCCGGTGTCACCGACACCCCGGCAGGACCGCGCGCACCGGTGAAAGCGGACCAACCTGCCTCGTCAGTGAGAGCCAGCGGGATACCCAGCCATGCCCGAATGGCCGTGGCGACTCGCCCCGGCTGCTTCAACGCGACGTTGGTCACGCTTGGCTCCTGATCGGGGCGGAGAGGAATCCATCCATGTCGCCCTGGTCCTCCCCGGTCGGCATGGACAGGCCGATTCCCATCAGCAGCGTGGCCATGTCGTCGATCTTGTCCGGCGAGCGCTTCTTGTCAGGTTTCATGTTCAGGTTCCCGTCCTTCACGGCAATCAGGTTGGAAGCGCACCAGTTCAGCACCGGGTCGTTTCCGTGTTGGATGCTCTTGCTGATGTAGGCCCGTTCGAGTTCCTGCATCGCCGGGTGATAGTTCTTGGTGGTCTGGTTGAACTCGATCAGCGGGTGGCCGTCTGCCAGCAGTCGCTGGCTGATCTCCTGGGCATTCCACCGGTCGTACCCGATAGCCAGCGGATTGAACCGTTCTATGTCCTCCCGGATGCGACTCTCCACCACGGCATAGTCCGTGACCTCGCCATCCGTCACCTCGATCAGCCCCGCTGCCACCCAACCGGCATAGGGAACCACGCCGCGCTCTGTACGCGCCCTGACGGCGTCCGACGGGACAAAGCGCCTGCCCCACGTGTAGTAGATGCCGTCTACCTTCCAGACCAGCCGCCAGGACGTGAGGTCAAGAGTGCTGGCCAAGTCCAATGCGCCCCAGCAGGGGTGCCCTGCAAGCCAGTCCAGATCGACCTTGCCACCGCACCGTTGCCACTTCGTCAGGTCAACCCACCCGGTCGCCGACGACGCCGGTCGGTTGAGCCGCTTGATCTTGAACTCGGCCAACTTGGACGGCATTTGCCGGGCCTCGACGGCCTCCTTGCGAATCGCTTTCAGCAGGTGCGGGTTGGCGTCCATCAGCGGGTTGGCCTTTGGCCAGGCTGATTCGTCGAACTCGTCGTCCTCGTCGTCGACCGCAAAGAACACCACCAGGAAGTGGTCGGCCGACTCACCGAGGATCCCCTGAAGCACCTGCTTTGCGAACTGGCGGATCTCCCCCCACGGGCCTGGGTTGGTGTAGCCCTCTGTGGTGGTGTAAAGCCACAGCGGATTGCTGCGTGCACCAGCTGCCGAGGTGAGCACGTTCAGCAGGTCTGCCGACTTGTGGGCGTGGATCTCGTCCAGCCCAACATGCGATGGGTTCAAACCATCTTGCGTGCTGGCCTTTGCGTTGATCGGCTTGAAGCTTGCTCCGGTCTCCACACGGCTGATGGCGTTGGCCCAGCACGCCAAGCCGAACGCCTCCTGCAGGTCTGGCGTCTTCTCGGTCATCCGCTTGGCGACGTTGAAGATGATCCGCGCCTGGCTGCCGGTGGTGGCGGCCGAGATGATCTGGGCGCCCTCTTCCTCTTCGCAGCACTGGCAGTAAAGCAAAATGGCCGCGGCCAACGTGGACTTGGCGTTCTTGCGTGCCACGGCGAACAGCGCAGAAGTGAACCGGCGGCTGCCGTCCAGATTGCGGAACCCGAACAGCTGCACAACGAAGAACACGTGCGAGCGGTGCAGCTCGATCTCCGGCCGAGCCCACTTCCCTTCCACATGCGGCAGCTTCTCAATGAAGTCGCAGGGGTCGCACGCGTGCCACTCCTCGAACAGGAACGGCGGCCTCTTGCGCTTAGCCCGCTTGAGGTCAGCCAGGAACCGCTTGCCAGCGAGCCGTATCCACTTCCCGAACTTCTTTCCTTTCTTGTCGGCTACCGCCTCTTCGGCGTATGCCGTGGCAATACCGACGTAATCACGCACGATTCTTCCGCTTGGCCCCATTGTTGGCAAAGGCGTTGCCGGCCCTTTCTGTTTCGCCGGCCGGCTTCACCTTGCCCTGGGCCACCGGCGTCAAGCCGAAGTCGTTCATCAGGCCCCGCAGCTGCGCAACCATCGACGCAACCGGGGTCTCGCCCGCAGAGTAGAGCTGAACCGTCTTCCCGTGCAGGGCGCACAGCTGGCCGAAGGCCGAAAGGCCTGCCTCAGTCAGTAGCCGGTTGGAATGGAGGATCGGCGCAAGCCGATTCCACTCCTTCACGGCGTGGGCGTTTACCAGCCAATCGGGCGCTGCGGGCACTTCGGCAACGAGTGGAAGATCGACGCTCTCTGGCGGCGCTTCACGGTCAGGGCGATCCGTCCCGGCCACCACCTTCAGCGATGTCGGTTTGCGGGGGTTCGCCATGATCGTTCCAGATGCGGGATACCCGCGTGCTAAAAAATGGTTTTTCTCAACTGACGGTGCAAATAAACAGAGGGGCGCACGTATCGGAAGCGGGAGGGCTTCAACTTTTGACCCGCCCCTCCCCCTTTGTCCCACCGGAGGTCCAATTCCGCGCGCATGCGCGCCGGTTCCCGAACCCGCCATCCTCTCGCGCCGTCTTCGCGCTGTGGCAGGGCCTGCACAAGCCCTGGAGGTTCGTGAGATCGTTGTTGCTCGTGTCCGCGTCGATGTGATCGACGTGGCTTGCCTCTCGCGTCCGACCCTCGGCAAGGCAAGTCACGCAGAGCGGGGACTGAGCAAGCACCAGAGCACGCAGCCTCAGCCAGTACGATGAGTTGGTAGCCAGAGCGCGCTCAGCCTGCCGGTCTCGAACCGGCGGCGCATGCTGCTTCACCTGGCCGCCGTGCGGCCGATGTTTCGGTGCCCGCGCCGGCATCAGTACGGGTTCCCGTCCATGTCTAAGCGCTTTGGCTCTTCATCATCCGGAACGGGGGTGCCGAGCTCTTCACCTAGCAGCATCGCTACCGATTGAACTAGCAACTCGATCTGCTCTGCCTGCCGGGCGATCTGCCGCCCCTGTTCCACGATGGTCGCCTGCTGCGCTTCTACAGCTGCCACCAATCGCTCGCAAGTAGGCTCAGTCATTGATTGCGGTCTGCGGCGATGACGGCTTGGCAGGCGCGGAGCTGGTCGTCGGCATCGCGGCCGATTCGAACAACTCGGCTCGCAAACTCTTCTCGGCGCTCGGTTGCCGCATCACGTTCGAGGGCGCCGGCTGCGGTCTGGGACAGAAGGTCGGTGTGGCACGCGGCGAGGTCGTGGCGCAGGCGGAGAGCACCAGAGCGCAGGTCAGCGACAACAACATCAGCGACGGCCGGGGCCGCGGCGCGGTCTTCTTCATGCTTCGCTCCGATGGAGGCCATTGTGTCGGCCTGGTGGTGTTCAGTGGCGCGGGTCTCGTTCACCTCGTCCACCTGGGCAGCACTGATGCTGGCCTGCTGCCGGGCTTGGACGCCCTCGGCGCGATCGCCGCGCCAAGACCAGCCCGCCCAGAAGGCCAAGGCGAGTGCTGCGGCCGCGAGCAAGACGTAAAGACGGATCATCACAGCATCTCCGGCGGGATCACCGCACCCACTTGGCGCATGGCCGATTCCAACGACATCACGCGCAGTCGCAGTCGGTGGGCTTCTTCCTGCGCAGTCATGCGCAACTTGATCTCTTCAGCCAACTGCAGCGTGGTCGCCGCTTGGGATTCTTCCAGCGACTTCACCCGTTGCACCAGCCCGTTCAGTAGGTCGACGTTGGCGTCCGTCTCCGTACGCTCCTTGCGACGAGAGAGCAGCGCCCCCCACGTTTCCCGCGCCACCCAGAACGCGGCGACGCCGCCGGCCATCCACCAAGGAACGGTTTCCTCGGTCATGGCACGACCACGCCACCGGCTTTCCTGTAGGCCGCCAGCAGGTCATCTAGCTTCCGCTCGTGCTGCCCGTAGCCGGCGCCTGGCAGGCTCGCCCAGATGTTACGAACGAGGCTGATCGCCTTGACCACGTGGCCGGCCCTAACCAACTCAAGCGCACGCCTCTCTCTGATCTGCTGAATGGCTATCAGGTCCTGGCTGACGGGTGAGAAGTCCTGCAGTCCGAGAAGGCGACGATAGGCGTCGTAGTAGCGCGACAGCAACTGGTAACGGCCAGCCGCAGTGGACTTAATGCCGAGCTTGGAAAGCGGCACGAGCTCACGCGGATGGTCAACGTAGCCGGTGAAAAGCTTTCCTCCCACGATCACGTCATAGCCTTGGTCCGTGGTGGGCTGCTTGCCGTTGTCGGTGCCCTCGGACCAAGCCAGCATGTCTAGGAACGCCACGACGTTCACGCCGCCAGCTTGTTGTGAGGTGATCCGTGCCATGGTCGTCTCGGTATGGGCGCCCGCCCCGCTGCCGGCTGGGCGCAAGGGTTGATCCGGTCTGGGAAGCGGGCAAAGAAAAACCCCGGCTGGATGGCCGGGGTTGGGTCGTGCGCGATGGTAGTGAATCTACCCCTCAAAGTGCGGGAGTGTCACTCCCGCACCTTCCACAACTCCCACCAGAGCAGAGCGGCTAGCACACTCGACGGTCGGAAAATTGATCCCGCACCCACAGCGCTTGCGCCGCCCATCCAGCTCTGGAATCGCAGTTCGTCCGCATTTAGGGCAGCGAGAAGTTGCTCAGGAGTCGATCCTTTGTGTTGAGCTTGAAGAAGAAGGAACGACTCAACACACCACCCTTCCTCAACCACCATTAGCGTCGTCGCACTAGTGATTCTGTCCAGTGCAAGCTCTGCCCTTTGGAGGCAGAGGGATGTGATCAGACTACTCCGAACAACTGGGCCGAATTTTCGCGTGATCTCGCCGAATCTCCCGCCAATATAGGCAAGGTCGTCCTGGGCCTGCCCGAGGGGTATTGATCTCAGAATTAAGTCGCGAAAGGCGCCATCCATTTCAGGGGGAAAGACAACCTTAGAAGCGTTGGTTGCGATGGAATGGTTAACCGCCGCGTCACCCAGCTGCTGAACTTTGGCCATAGCATTGGCAGCCCGCCGGCACGCCTCGAGAAGCTTCGACGCATCTCGTGACAAATCGGCGATCTCCGCCTCTAACGCCAACCTCAAGTCCAGCTGCTTTGACTCAATGAAGCCTCGCCCTGCCGCGAACGCCACGACAATACCGACGAAGCCGATGGCGCCTTCAATATTTGAGGTGAAGAACTCTACCAGTTGAATTGGGGTGTACGGCTTAACCCCCAGCAGGGTCTCTGCATTGAAGTACGCAACAAGCGCGATAGCCAGCTGAACCGTTCGCTTTCTGAGAAAGGTCACAAGGATCACCGGGGACGAAATCAAAAGCAGCCCACGCCTCCGCCAGTACCGTTCCATGCTATGCCGCCGATGGTTGTCCATTGCCAACCGCCATCATAAGCGCCCACGACGCCTCCTGTTCAGCCTCTTGCATGCGGTCAAGCAACCACTCGTAGACCCCACGCCACTTCGCGCGGTACGTGGATTCGTCCCGCCCCAGCGCCGCGGCGCGGCGCCGGTCGCTGACTGCCACCACGCCCGAGCCGCCACACAGCTTGCAGATAACCCGAACCTCTCCTGACAATAGCTCGCCCCTGCCCTCGCAGCCGTGACAGTGCGGCCGCTTGGCGATCTCCACGATTACCGCTGCGGCGAGGCTTGGCAACGACTCCAGCGTGCTGATCGGCCAGCACTGCGCCTTCAACTCCCCCAACCGGTGGGCGGCACGGTCACGCTCGGCGCGCTGCTCCGCAGTCACGGCGCCGGCCCAGCCCATGCATACCTCGGCCAGGCCCAGCTCGGTTCGGGCGTCGGCCAACCTCCGCTGCTGGCGGCGCAGCTCCGGAGTGACTAGGGCGATAACAGCATCCCGCAGCCGGTGCCGGCGAAGTGCAGCGCCATCCGGCCACCAGCAGGCCTCGAGCAGCTCCCGGCCCAGCCCTGCCGGCACCATTCCCAAGGCAGCCGCGATGTCCTGATTGGTGAGGTCGGGCGTCCCGCCGCGGCCGGTGTCGAACTTGACGGTGCTCGGGCCCAGGCGGGCCATCAGCTCGCGAACGTTACCCATGTCGGTTCCCCTTGTTATGTTCCTGCTGCTCACCTGTGATGCGGATC